CCCCCGAGCCTTTCAGGTCGTGGTCCATCGATCTCCCTTTAGTCCATGTCTAAGTACGCGTCTCTGCTCTTTTCACCTGAGGAGTACCACGAGATTGGTCCTTTCCGGTTTCCGGTGTATCACGACCTCGTCCCGGGTGAAGCTAAGGGTATTGAAGCGATAGGTCGTAAACAATCCAAATCGACATTCCGTTCGCTTAAACTTGCTAAGCGTATAGCACAAGATAAGAAAATTACAACAAAAGAAGCAATTGAGCTTCTTGGTAGTTCTGATGAAGAGAATCAGGAGCTCCTGTACGATTATGCCAGCGAACTTGAAGAGCTACAGCGTGATTCGGTCGGTGCAGTAGAGCAGCAAATCGCTTTTGTTACGCTTTTCATGCAGTATCGCGGCGAAGCAAAATTACTCGGAAGTCCAGGCACTCGTACGAAGGATTGGCAAAAGCTCTCCGACTGGACTGAGGCCGACACCGAGGCGATTCCTGGACGCTTAATGGAGAAGATCTTCGAGCTGGTTACCTGGGAGCGCGATGGTTGGCCAAAGTCGGAGGGAAACGCCCCGGAGCCCGAAGAGCCGAGTTAAGCCCCGAGCAAATACTGAAGGATGCCGAGGACACGCTCCGGGCTCCACTGGCGGACTGGGACGCGGTCTATTTCCGAGTTCGGTCCTCTGCTATCGGAGGTGATTTCACCCCCGAGCGCTTTCTTCGTACTCCAATCAGCACAATTCGCTGGCTGCTGCGGCAGATCGACGACCATGACTGTGCACGTGCCAATACACATAGCGTGACCGCAGCGCGCCTCACCGGTGTGCTTATACAGGTTGCTCATGGGTTTTCCGGGTCTAAACGACCTGCACCCAAGATCCAGCCCCGCGAGTTTCTCCCCTTCCCTGATTGGAAGCCTGAGGCTGCTACTGCCGATGGCCCCGATGCGCCCACCAAGTTCATTCTGTCCGAGCTCGTTCGTACACGCCAGGTTCCTTTGCATGTCTACGCCGCGTTAGCAGCTAGCGCTTCCGATTCTGCGTAACATACGAGTAGCGCATAGTGTCTCGTGTCTGATTTCCGGCTCAACGTAATAGCTGACACTAAGGCTGCTCAACGTGGGCTAAATCAAGTAGCGCAGGTAGCGGATAAAGCCACAAGAGAGCGCAAGCTTAATATCGACTTACGCTCGCTTAATAAAGGGCTAAGCAGTGTCACCAGTGATATAAAATCAGCAACAAACAACATTAAAACATTTTACCGGATTAGTAAAAACGTTCCAGGTCTAAGTGACAAAGTTGAACAATTTGAAAAGCTAGCTAAGAGCTCCGCAGCAGCAGCTAAAACAGGTATTAACTTAAAAGAATCTGCAAAAGCAGGCAACATTCTTGCCAATAGCTTCCAGCTAGCCGCGTCTAAAGGCAACGCGTTGCTTACTGTACTCGCAAAATTAGGTCTTGCTACATTTGCAGTAAAAGAAGCTGTAGGCATTCTCCAGTCTGCATGGAACGGCTTTTTTAACAACACAATCGGTCGTGAAATAAAGCTGCGCGAGACTATTCTCAAAACACAAACAACACTCGCGTCTACAAATAAAGTATTCGCTAACGGTAAAGAAATCACAGATCCGTACCAAAAAATTGTCACACTGACTGGCGCAGTAAAGAAAAATGTTGATTCGATCCGAGAACGATCTATCGCGCTGGCTGGCGTCACCTCAAATGAGGTGATCGAGGTCTTTGGCATCGTTGCTTCTCAGGTAGGTCAAATAGGTGGCGGCCTAAAAGAAGCTGAGGATCTGGCGATTAATTTTGCTGCGGCACTGGGTACTTTTGGTATCCCTCTTTATCAAGCTCGTCAAGAAATTGGTTCTATTTTTCGTGGTGACATCACCGTGGATTCGTACCTAGCTAAATCACTAGGTATTACAAACGAAGATATTGCAAAAGCAAAAACAGCTTCTGGCGGAGTAGTCAAGTTCCTTGAAGAGCGCCTCGCCGCTGCCGTAGCAGGGCAAAAGATCGCTGCCGAGGGCTTCTCAGGTGTTGTCTCTAACATCGCCGATCTCGGGGAGCTGATCGGTCAGAACTTCGGGCGTGGGTTACTCGATCCATTACTTGCTGGTCTTTCCGCTGTCTTTGAATCATTATTTGGCATTCGCAAGCAGCTTTTTGCTATTGCTTCTGCGGCTGGAAAGCCTATTGGGAATGCCGGTCGCCTCGTTGTCGGACTCACTGCCGGCCGCACAGGTATAGGCTCCGGCGATCCGAGCAAAGCGGCTGCTGCAGCCGCCGATGTAGCGCAACGTGGGTTTACCAAGCTTGAAGAAGTCGCTCAACGCACTGTTGGTGCGCTGGCCCAGGCGATTGAGGCTTTAAAACCTACTGCGCTGATCCTTGTTGATGCGTTCAAAAACATTGCTGAAGCTTTCGTCAGGATCAAAGTCGGCACCTTTGAGGCGCTTGCGTCCGCCCTCGCTAATATCGCCAGCGTCGTAGGTGCGTTGGCCCCGAGCCTTGCGACCGTATTCAACCTCTATGCGCGCTTCCTCAACACCCCCATCGTCCAGTATTTCTCCGAGGTTGCTGCTGTTCTTGGTCTCCTCAAGCGCGTTGGTCTCGACGCGCTGACTCAATTAGCATTATTTGGTCGTTTTATTCTTAGCAGTGTCATCCCTGCGGTAGGTGGTTTAGGTACTACGTTAGGTGTACTTGTAGCTGCCATTGCAGCAGTAATTGTATCACTAGGTAAGTTAATACTTCTACTTGCTGGACTAGCTACAGCACTTGTAGGGCCAGCTACGATTATCCCGGCTGTAGCCGCTGCTCTTAAAGCGTTAAGCGGCGAACTATTTACTGTGGGTAAACAAGCAGTAAGTTCAGGCACTAAATTAAACGTAGCTGCTGCTAGCTTCCGTGGCCTTGGAGCCAGTGCTAAAGCCGCCGGTCTATCTATTATTAAGTCGCTGGGCTGGATAGCTCTCATTCAGGTGGGCTTATCCGTCCTTATAGACCTCTTTGGACGTTATCGACGCGGACAAGAAAATCAACGCTCGAACGATCGAGCAGTTGAAGCGCTACGTCGTTTGCAAACCACGTACAAAGATGTGGGGGATGAAGCTAGTAGTGCCACTAAAGCAGCTCGTGATTTTGAGCTAGCTATTGTCAATGCTAATTATAGTCGCAATATAGATAAGTTAGAAGAGGTACGCAATAAAATAAAAAAAGTAAAGGAAGAGCTTAAGCCCGGTATTCAGAGTTTCGGTGAGTTCTTGTCCGCCATATCTGGCTCCGAATTAGGGCGTTTTGAGGAACTCGCCCGTGCAAAACTGAAACGACTAGGAGCTGAAGAAGCCGCAATTGAAGAGCTGCTCAAAGGGGTAGATGCTAAACGTGATCGCGAACAGGGTGAAAAGGACGTCAAGCTCCTGGGCGACCAGCGCGTCAATCTCGAGAAAGAGATTTTTGAGCTCCGTCGCAAGTACGACAACGACCTATTCGGACAGCGCCAGTCTTTAGCCCAAAAAGAAGTCGAAATTTTCCGCCTCGCCGGCGCGATCCGCATCAAGCAGATCGAAAAGGCCAACGCCAAGCTTCTCGAAGGAGAAGAAGGTGCTTCTCGTGCTGCTCTGGAAGCCCTCGACAACTACATCGCCACCCGAGAGCGTGGAGAGCTTCAAATCGAGGCGGCCAAGAAGACACTTGTGATTGAGCTCGCAAATTTAGAAAAAAGCATCAGCGACTATCGTTACGAGACTGAGAAGAAGATCGCAGAACTTCGCAAAAAGTCCGCGGATCATGAGCAAAAATCTGCCGATGCGCGGCAACGGGCGGCCGGGGGTACTACACCCGCTGCCCCTGGTGTATCTGCTGGTTTCCTGGTTGGAAACACAGGGCGTAGCACCGGACCCCACCTTGACATACGAAGCCCAACCGGCAATAAGCAGGCTGTCATTGATGAGGCAACCGCCATCATCAAGGCTTGGCAAGGTCAGGGACTTGAATACATCCAGCTGAGCAATGCCAAGATCGATGTCAAGAACATGTTTGACGAGGCCGAGCTGCGTAAAGCACTGGCCCGAGAGCAGGAAGTGCACGGCAGGCGATCTGGTGGTGGTGCTATTGACATTGCTGTACCTTCTGGCACGCTCGTCCCTACACCTGTAGGGACGCCCTCTTTAATGTCAATAGGTGGTGCGGGCGGCGTCCAAGCTACTTCGCTTAAAACAGGCAATATTTTCCTTCACGGGAGAAGAGACTCGACAGCTAGCCCACTTGAGGGACAAGCTGCTCCTGCTAGCGGAAACCAGACAGCTTCCACTGCAAAAACTGAGCTTCCTGATGCAGCTGCTACTACGCAACGCTACGCCGAAGCTGTGCGTAACGTGGCTAGCGCCATGGACCGCGTACGTTTGTTGCAGGTTGCAATCACCGAAGCACAGACTGCGGAAGCCTTTGAGCGCATCGCCAAAGCAGCGTTCCCACAAGTTGCAGTTGAGCAGTACGAGGATCGGCTTGCAGAGCTCAAATTCACTTACGACGCAGTTTCAACCAACGCTGATGCTGCTTTCGCCCCAGCGCGCACCGCTCTTGAAGCGGAGAACATAGCTCAGATTGCAATTGCTAACCGCGAGCTGGATGAGATCAAAGCAGGGATCGCTAAGCGCGAACAGTTAAGTGAAAGCGAGCGCAAGCGTGCGATGGATGCCGTGCTGAAGCAGAGTGAGGTGTATAAGGCCGATCTCGAGAAAATTAACGAGCTGAAGCGCAAGGCGCTTGCCCTGGAAGAAGCCAAGAATTTCATTCAGCAGAGCGCGGTACAAGTAAGGGACATCGAGCGCGAAATCGAAAACCTTAGATTGCGTAACAGTTTACGAGCTGAAGGAGTCGCTCCCGAGCTGATTCAAGCCGAGCTTAAAAAGCTCGAAATTCGGCGGGAAATGAACCGCTTGTTGAAGCAAGCAACTCCCGAACAGCGGGCAGGTATCCGCGCTGCTGCTGAAAAGCAAGCTGCTGCTGTGGATGCTCGTGCTCAAGCAGCGCTTGAGCCTGGCGTCAAGATTGCCAATTTCATAGGGGACGCCAAACGGGAGCTTGAAGATCTCGAGGGGCTGGCAATTCGGGTCTCACAGAGTATTGGAGATGCTGTGGGTAGCGCTCTCACAGATGGCGTTGTGGGTCTGGTTGAAGGCACAAAGACAGCTCAAGAAGTCTTTTCTAGTTTTTTAAAAGACATAGGGCAGATCCTGCTTAGGGAAGCTGCGAAGATGATTGCAACTTATATCGCTATTGGTCTGGCCAAAACTTTTGCAGGCTTGGGTACACCTGTTGGAGGCCAAACTTCTTTACCTGGAACCAGTATAGGTTCAGGCGGCGGGGAAGTCACAAACATAGCCGGGAACGTATTCGGTACTTTAGGACCAAATTTTGGCATTAGGCAAAGAGCAAACGGCGGCCCAGTCAGCGCAAACATGCCTTACATCGTGGGCGAACGTGGGCCGGAGCTTTTTGTTCCGTTCCAGCAAGGCAATATCACGTCAAACGAAGACCTAGAAGCACAGATGCGTGACACCCGC